TTTAACCCATTCCCTTGCCATTTTAAAACCCTCATACGTTAATAAATTTCTATACTCATCATCATTAATGACTTTTTTCATCATAGCAACCAAATCATCAATAGAACATGATTTGGTATTAACAAATGAGGTTCCTCTTTCGGTCAAGATAGGAATAAAAGCAATATCTTTACAAGGAATCAATCCCCCTACAGATTGTAGTAATTCAATATGAGCAGTATTATATGAAGCTAAAACAGGAGTGCTACATAATAAGGATTCAAGAACTGTTAAACTCAATCCTTCTTGAAAAGAAACATTTACCATACAGTCCAAAGCATTATAAACTTGAACTAACAATTCTTTTGGATAAGGAAATCTTTGCTTTTTTAAAACAACATCTCCAAATTCTCCACCTTTTTCAGCAGAATATTGTTCTAAATTAAAAACACCTTGTTCAAGTTCGGTATGAAGATATAAAATAGGTTTTCTTTTTAAATCAGAATCAGCTTTCAATAGAAAAAATGAATGAATTAGACGTTGAGGATCTTTTCTAATCTGATTAGCTCCAATGAATCCAAATAAAAAATCTTCTTCTTTAACTGAAGGAAACATTTTTCTTCGTATTTCAGCTTTATCATTTTTAGAATAAACAACTAATTTTTCAACTTCTGGAATTGGAGGGCGAAAATAACGAAGATTAGGAATATGATTTTTTAACAAATCATAACCATATTCAGAATAAACCATTGGATAATCAAATGTTTTTATCCATTCAACCCAATCTCCTCTAACATCATACAAATCGTATGGAAAAATTGACATCCATTTAAACTTATTTTTTTGTCTTAATTCTTTTATCTTTGGAAATACTGAAATAAAACGCCAACAATCAAATCCTACAAAAACAAGCAGATCAAATTTTTGGATACTCAAAGTCCGAATTAAATCGTCATTTGCAAATTCGCCATCTTTTAAAGTATTCCCCTGAATTATAGGAACATCTTTAAAAACAGTATCGGAATAAATATCATTTAAATTTGGAAAGTGTGTAGAAGAAAAGACAGCTAATTCATGGTTACTTGATTTAGCTTGTTTGATTATTTCTCGTAGGAGGGAAGAACAACCGGAAGTTCCGTAAGGATTTTCACCTACAAACAAAACACGCATAAAAGATCCTCCTTAAATAGGAAGTTGTACTTATTCTCTTGTGTCTTCGGTTAATTGGGCTAAGATCACATTAGGAAAAACTCTTTTTCTAATGCTATCTACTCGATAACTTTCACCACTTACAGGCTGAAATCTATCCATAACCTGTATATCATAATTGTAATCAGAAATATACAAATCTAAACTTTTTGTGGTTAATAAAGCAGCGTCTTCTTTATCATCTAAAGTATTACCCGTTAAACTTTCCGTCAATGTAGAAATAACATTTTTATGAATACTTCCCCAAACAGGGACTTTATGATATTGATCGTCCCAATCTTCCAAAGTTGATCGTAAAATTGTACCTTCTGTTATATTACATTTTACAATTTGGGTTTGATATTCATAAACATCATCAGCAAATTGTACTCCTATTTTGCTTAAAATTAAAAAATGACGACCATCATTAAACTTTATAATATCGCCTTCATTAGCAATTGTGTCGAAAGGTAAAGAAGCTTCTAAAAGAAATTCTCGTGGAAAAGGACGAACTACTTGCTCAGGTACATCATACGAACAAAATTCAGGAGATGATTTTCTTTCCCCCGAACGTATAATAACATACCCTGTGCCTGTATCAACATAGGCTGCTTTAACATCTTCACCAAGAGACATTATTAATCACCTGGAGAAACAATTACTTTTTGGTCTTCGTCATAGGTAATATCACGAGCAAAAACATCATAGGCAAAGCCTGCATCAATTTTATGACCAAAGGCTTGACTTGAACTAACCTGAGCAAATTCATAAATATAATCCACTTGAGCTTTATCAAATTCTTCATCCATTAGTTTAATCATGGATAAATAATGCTCAAATCTATTTTGTAAATGAATTTGTTTTACTCTAAACTTGTCGGCATTTTTTGTTAAAAGTAAAAAAATCAAATGGCGTTTAGAACGATTATTTAACCATTTAATTTGAAAAACATCAGTAGTAGGAAGAGAAAAACCTGTATCCTCTTTAGCACGATTAATAGCATCCGTATAATTATATGACTCAAATTGGATACTAAGGTCACTAACTTCTCTTTCTAAAACTGCAATAAGTTCGGATTCGGTCATTTTTTAATTCGTTTTTTCTTTAAAATTATTGGAGGTTCAAGGGGAGGAGCCTCGTTTATAACAACTTCTTGAGACTCCCCCCGTGTATCAATTATGATTTTAACAGACGTTCTTTCAAGATTGATTTCATCCCAAACGTCTGCTGGAAGGGGATCATCAAAAATCGTCCCCTTTTCCAGCAGACCAGTAGATGTTAATAAATTAACTAAAAGTTCAACTTTCATTGATTGTACCTCCTTTTTTTTAAACAGGCGGAATAGGATCAGTTTCAACAACAATGCTTGGATTAGCCATTTTAGCAGTGGGAGAATCCGATCCTGTATAAGCAAAATTCCAAGAAAGAATATCTCCAACTCCAAAATCACAAGCTGCGTTGTTGACAACCGCCTGAGTTATTCCTGTATCTCCAGCCTCACTCCAAGTAGTCTTGTGTTGAGCAGCTTCACCTGAAACATGAGCGATAACAGGAGGGGTTGATAAAGCAGTTGTTCCGTTAATACGAACATCAAAAGTGCCCGTTGGTACTGTAGAATCAGCTTTACCAGCAGTAGAAACCGAAGCAACTACACGCACGATTTTACCCCTGATATTAGCAACCCCTAAAGTAAAGTACCCTCCAGAAGCAGCCACCACTTCTCCAGATATAGTACCACGAAACGGAGGCAAATTGACACCTGCAACTTGACGGGCAAAATCTGATCCCGGAAGGGGTCCTGTATATTTAGGCATATTACATTCCCTCCCTTCTTTAAGTTACAGTCATAACGTACAAAGCATCCCTATTGTACAGAACAGGCAAGCCTTTATTCTGCACACGAATCCACATTACTTCCGGATCCCACTCTTCATGTGTATCCACATAAAGTCCATAACTTCGATTCAGTCCGAAGGGGGCATTAAAATAACCAGCAATTTTATTGCCTTCAACAGAAGAAGCAAACATAATGAACTTATCAGTAGGGAGAAACTTTTTCGTCATGGTAACTTTGTCTTCGCCTGCTTTAAAAGAAGCAGCAGGGGCAGTAGCAACAGTTACCGTTCCAGCTTCTACATCTACGGAAGAAATGGTCTCATCCTCATAAGTCCCTGCAGAAACATCATGGAACCTAAGAGTACCACCTGCCACGAAATCCGAAGCATCATCTACAGAAACAGCAACGGTAGATGTTCCAGTCACAACGGCAGTCAACCAAGCAGTAATTTGATATTGTTCGTCATAGACGTACCAATTGGGAATTTCAAGCAACCCACTCAGTACAGAACTCGGACGAGCAAACAAACTGCCATCCCCAAAATTGCTCTTAGAAACCAGAGTTTGCATTCCAGGATCTAAAATAAGCATTTTGAGAACTTCGGTTGTCATCATGGCAGTATCAACAACACCGCCACAACTGGTCTGAATAGACAATTTGGCGTTCATAATGTCTTCCAAGACATTACGTTGGGAACCACTATCCCATTGACGAGCAGCAGACAAAGTAACAATGTTAGCCGACGGAACGCCATAATCAACCGATATTTTTACACCCTTAGGAGCAGAGTAACTAAAACTACCAGCAGATAGCATTTGAGCGTACATCCACTCTTTTCGTCTATCGCACCGACTACGAAGACTTTTGGTTTCACGAGCTAAACGTGCCTGTGCAGACTCATAGGTATTGACGGTACCCGGTTGACGAAGATTATTCAAAAACACTTCGTCAAAGGCCATCTTTTCTTTCCAATAAGCCGCAGCAGCAAAATGTTTAGCTAATCCACCAGGAGCAGTAGCCTGAGCAGGAGCACCAGGGGCTGCAAAAGGGGTCAACCCTCTGTTGCCTATAATGCTCTCCCATTCAATATTGTCAGTAATCGCATTTTCTCCTGCACCGAACATACCGGTCAATACCAAATCAGGAGCAGCAGTAAAAGAAGAAATCAGCTTTTGCAGATTCTCCAGTCTCAAATCAGGAATATCACTTTTACCATGGGGCATTGAATTTCACCTCCTATCTATTTAAGATAGATAAATTTTACGTCCGCCGTAGCTGAAAGATCAGTCAAAGCAGCCGCATCACTATTAAAGATCAATCCGTAATACAAAATAGCATTAGAGATTAGCATAGGTCCAACAGCACCCTTAGCATTTTCTCCAGTACCAGTATCAACGGAAGCAATTAAAATCCCTACAGCATCACTATAGAGATTAGAACTGTCACCAGCCTCAACACCTACCCAAGCATTGTTAGTAACGTCAAAATCACCAGAAATACTTGAGGTAAAATTAATTACAGCCATATGCAAGTAAGTGGTCCTATTAATAGAAGTAATAGCACCAAGATTTTCAGCAGCGGTGTTATCATCATCAATAATAAGATCAT